ATCAAATGAAGGAATCTTAAGACGCACCACCACTTGAGATTCCTTCATTTGATGTTGAGGATTTGACCGATGAGGAAATTAGGGAGTTGGAAATCCACAAAAGAAACATGATTAATGCTTTGGTTCAAGGTGCTGCGAAAAAAGGACATTATATTTTTCAAAAACCTGAGGTCAAAGAAAGATTAGATGAAATAGACCCCCGATTATATCCCGCTTATTTGGGAATAATGGCAATCAATGATTTCCTTTATTTTTCCATGGAACAAATGATTGAACAAATGTCTCAAACCGGAAGTGGTGTTGCTGGTAAAGTTAAGTTGGAAAACAATGACGACGAAGATGAGGACGAAGAAGGTGGTGAGGAAAAACCTGATACCAAAATTGTTGCTGAAGGTCTAATATTCCCAATTTTATGTCATGAGATTATTAAAGGTCTTGAAGAATCTATTGGTAGACATGGATTACCTGAAGACCCTGAGATGTCTCAACAAGTAAGAGACGTAACTGATGTATTATCAAATGAACCAATGCAACTTCGAATCGGTCCTGAAATTATTGAAAAGATTAGATTTGCATTACCTGACGAAATGTTTGATGAGGACAACAAAGGTCTTACACCATGGTTTCATTCAACTCTATATAAAACAGATGCTAAGGAATTCTTAGAAATTATTGGAAATGCAATTTCTGAAGATATGTCTAAGGTGAAACGTGCAACTGCAAAATTCAGAGAAATCATGAAACAGGCGCAACAATCCAAGAAAGAGTATGATGAATTCAAAGGTGAGGAAGGTACTCAAGGTAGCGATGACGATGATGATTTTGGACTTGATGACCTTTATAGAGATTTAGGAATTCCAAGACCATAAAAAATCCGAATATGATTTAATTTTGTGAACAAAGAACAATTAATTATAGAATATACGAAGTGCATGAGGAATACTCCTTATGCACTTCGTTCTTATTTACAGACATACGATAATACCGTGTCAAAGTATGTCCCATTAGAACTTTTTCCTGACCAAGTTTCACTACTTGAAGATTACGAAAGCAGCAACGAAAACATTGCCTTAAAATATAGACAAGCGGGGGTAACAACCGTAACCGCTGCTTGGGCATCAAAAAAACTTGCATTTGCAAGAAAGGAAAAACCTGAAAAAGTTCTAATCATCGCCAACAAGTTGGATACTTCAGTGGAAATGGCCAATAAGATAAGGGCGTTTATTGAACAATGGCCTGATTGGGTCGCAATCGGGTTTTCAGTAGAAAAAAACTCCCAAAGACATTTCAAACTTAATAACGGATGTGAGGTTAAAGCGGTGGCAACATCCAAAGATGCTCTTAGAGGTTATACACCAACAATTCTTATTTTTGACGAAGCCGCCTTTATCGAGGCAGATGGAGACTTCTGGTCTGCTTGTATGGCCTCACTATCCACGGGTGGTAAAGTTATTGTAGTTTCCACACCAAACGGTTACGACCCAATATATTATGAAATATATGACCAAGCGTTAAGAGGAATGAATGATTTCAAAATCTCTGAAATGTTTTGGTTTCGTGACCCTCGTTATACCAAAGATTTATACATGGTAAAGACAAATGATTTGGTTCATTATCTTTTGAATCGAGAAGATTATCCTGCAGACACCGTAATTAACTTAACCAATGATAATCCTTACGAACGAGACCATACTATTGTAACAGATTATATTTCTCAAGGATATAAGCCTTGTTCTGCATGGTTTGAGGGGATGGTAAAAAAACTCAAGTACGATAGACGTAAAGTTGCTCAAGAACTTGAATGTAACTTCTTAGGATCGGGTGATAACGTATTCGATTCAGAGTTAATGCAAAACATTTCCAAAAACCAATTAAGACCCCCACAAGCAAAACTTATGGGAAACGCTTTATGGATTTTTAAAGAACCTGTAAATGGCAATAAGTATGTTATGGGAGTTGACGTTTCTCGTGGAGACTCTGAGGATTTTTCATCAATCCAAATCATTGATTTTGATGAGAGGGAACAAGTATTCGAGTATGTTGGTAAAATTCCGCCCGATGTGCTAGCCGAGATTGCCTATAAATGGGGAACCATGTACAATGCGTTTTGTGTAATAGATATTACTGGAGGTATGGGAGTCTCGACTGCCAGAAAAATGCAAGAATTACAATATCAACCCGGATTATATGTTGATGGTGTCGACACTTCAAATAAATGGAAATGGGACCCGAAAATAAATGAAAAAATCCCTGGTATCAACTTTAATACAAAAAGGGTCCAAATTATTGCCGCTTTTGAAGAAGGTGTTAGACATGGATTCAAAATTTATTCTCATAGAACATATAATGAGATGAATACTTTTATATATATTCATGGAAGGCCTGACCATCAAAAAGGACAACATGATGATTGTATTATGGGGCTTTCTATGGCATTGTATGTTGCGGAAAAATCATTTCAATCATTAACAAAAGTTGTTAATCACACAAAAGCCATGTTGAATTCGTGGTCTACTGTGATGAACGAAAATAAAAATACTTCAGATTTTTTTAATCCCTTGGTACCTCAGATGGGAAGAGACTCCAACTTGAGTAATAATGGAGCCTCTAAAGCAGATTACCAAAAATATGGATGGTTATTTGGCGCTAAATAACTATTTATATTACCGAGGTAAAGAGTAAATTTAGATTATGGCAGAACAAAATATGACGGTTTGGCAAAGACTGTCACAAACATTTGGACCTAACTCATTATTAAACCAAGACTATCCGACATTCAAGTTTGATAAAAAGGAACTCCTACGCACAAAAAGTAGAGAGGAGTATGAGAAAGAAAAACTTCAAGCACAACAAACATATTATCTCACCAATCAATGGGCTAAGGTGGAGAATAATCTTTATTCTCAAGCCATATATTATGAACCTACAAGGTTATCGTCTCAGTATGACTACGAATCTATGGAATACACTCCTGAGATTTCCGCAGCATTAGACATTTATGCTGAAGAGTCAACTACAACAAATGAGGATGGTTTTATACTACAAATTTATTCAGAGTCAAAAAGAATAAAGGGGGTTCTTGCCGATTTATTCAATAATGCATTAGACATCAACACAAACTTGCCAATGTGGACACGTAACACATGTAAATATGGTGATAACTTTGTATATTTGAAGTTAGACCCTGAGAAGGGTATTGTGGGATGTCAACAGTTACCAACAATTGAAATCGAAAGACATGAGGTAGGTGCGAGTGGAAAAATTTCAACAGACATTACAAAAGAATTAGACAAGGACAAAAAAGCCCTTCACTTTACTTGGAAGAATAAAAACATGGAATTCCAATCATGGGAAATTGCTCACTTTAGATTATTAGGTGACGATAGAAAACTCCCTTACGGTACTTCTATGTTGGAGAAAGCAAGAAGAATTTGGAAACAATTATTACTATCAGAAGATGCGATGTTAATTTACCGTACATCAAGAGCACCTGAAAGAAGAATGTTCAAAGTTTTCGTAGGTAATATGAATGATGATGATGTTGAGGCATACGTACAACGTGTTGCCAACAAATTTAAAAGAGAACAAATTGTAGATAATAAAACAGGTAACGTAGATATGAGGTTTAACCAAATGGCGGTTGACCAAGATTATTTTATACCTGTTAGAGACCCTGCGGCACCAGACCCAATTACAACATTACCTGGAGCAACAAACTTATCAGAGATTGCGGATATTGAGTATATCCAAAAGAAATTATTAACAGCACTTCGTGTACCTAAGGCATTCTTAGGATTTGAAGAAGTTGTTGGCGACGGTAAAAATTTAGCATTACAAGACATTAGATTTGCTCGTACAATCAATAGAATTCAAAAGAGTATGATTGCTGAACTTAACAAGATTGCAATTGTGCATTTATTCTTATTAGGATTTGAAGATGAACTTTCAAATTTTACAATTGGATTAACAAATCCTTCTACACAAGCAGATTTGTTGAAAATTGATGTTTGGAAAGAAAAAGTATTATTGTATAAAGATTTGGTGTCCGATCCAGGAAATGGAATTCAGGCCACTTCATCCACATGGGCGAAGAAACACATATTTGGATGGTCAGATGATGAAGTTCGTTTAGACTTACAACAACAAAGAATTGAAAGAGCGGTAGGTGAAGAGTTAAAGGCAACTCCAACAGTTATTACAAAAACAGGACTGTTTGATAATATAGATAAACTTTACGGAAGTGCCACAGGGGCAACACCAACCGCAGGAGCGGCCACTACAACGGATGGAGGAGAGGAATTAGGATCCACACCATCATTTGGTGGAGGTAGTGAGATTCCTGGAGGAGAACCAGATATACCACCGGCGGGAGGTGGTGAAACAACTCCTCCGCCAGCAGAAATAACTCCAGAATCAAAACAAAAAGATATGAATATTTTAGTGGAAAATAACTTTATTAAAGGATCTCAAATGATTAATTTGGGACAAGGACAAGATTCTTTGGGAGAAATTTCAAAAGAGTTAGACAAGTTATTAAATTCATAATATTTATTGTAAAAAACACAATGACCTTCGGAACAATAAAATCCCTAATTGAAAAAAATCTCTTGGAATCATACAAAAATGAAACTGAATTCAAGAAGACTTTACGAGAATTCAAACACAACGTTTTGAATAATAAAGCTATGTCTAAAGCATATGCTATTTATGATCAACTGAGTTCACCTCAAGGGTTAGGTGAACAGGATGCAAAAGATTTTATTGAAGAAGGGATTTCTCTATTAAACAAAATTTTACCAAGTATCAAACTTCCAATTACACTTTCCGAAAAAACTGAAAACAAATATTCTGAAATTGATACATTAGTTTATAGCCAAGGTGTCAATTTAATTGAAAGATTAAATGCGAAGAAAAGTATTCTAAAGATAATTTCATCAACCAAAGAAACAATCAAAGAAAATATTAATATTCCGATTAGTTCTATGGTTTCCATAGCAAACCAAACAGTCAATAGCTACATACTTAGTTTAGATGAAAATTCTAAAAAAGAATTTTTTCAAATTGTTTCTGAAGATATCAAAATTTTAGAAACCAAATTTGAGACAATAAAGGAAAGCGCAATATCTAAATTGACTGAACTTCAAAATAGTGAAGATTCTGAGGATATTAAAACAAAAATTTTAGAGACAATTGATAAAGTTAAGTCCGAAAAATTTGACCAATTAAATTTCTTAAAATTAAAAAATTTGGAAGAATCAATTTG